CTGGCCGGCGTCGTAATCACACGACCCGTTAGCGTCCGTGAACTGGACAACCCACCACTCACCGATCCCCGACGGGTCAACGATCCGCGCCAGGTCTTTCACCTCGTAGGCGGCCGACGTGCGGTTCGACTCGATCACGTCACCCGGCTGGATGTCCTCGATGTAGACACGTTCGACACCGATTTCGTGGCCGATCGTGTCGTGGAGCCGGCGTGCTTCGTCTTCCATGCGTCGTGCCCGGTCCATTTCTCGGATGAGGACGTGGCGGGGGATGTCGTGTGTGCGGTTGACGATCGTCCGTACGTACGTGGTGGTCATGTCTCCTCCTAGGAGATGGCTTTGAGGCTCATCTGCAACATGTGGGCCTGTTGTGCGTGCCTGGCCCGTGCGGCCCGTTCGACCGGGTCCAAGAGCCCGTCGGGGTCGACCTGCTTCTCGAACCGTGCGGCCGCGGCTTGGCGGGCTTTGACGGTGGCGAGAGTCCGGTCGGCTTCTTTCGCCCAGCGGGTGTGGGCGGCGATCTGTGCCCGGAGCCGACGCTGAGCCGGGCTCACTGGTGGTCCTCGTAGATGTCGGCGGCGATCAGGGACCGGACATAAGACGAAACACTGCGACGCGAATCTCGCGCCTTGGCTGTCAAGCGGGCGTGCTCATCGGCAGTGATGTAGGCGACGAGTCGCACGTCCGCCGGGTTTGCGGCGGTACTGGTCATGCCTGCAAACTAGCACCACAGTGTGGTCAGGTCAACGACACTCTTGCGGTCAAGGCGCGTCGTTCGCGTGTTACGGCGCGTAGTTCCAGCGTGTCGGGGGTCTCACCGCCGACTTCTCCGAACCTACGTTCGGGTAACTTTAGCTTGACTGTGCCCAAACTGGTGCCACATACTGCGGGGCATGACGACCGAATCAAGCTGGGGAGAGAAGGTCAAACGTAGGCGAGAAGAACTCGGCCTCACACAAGACGACCTCGCCACACGCGCCAAAACCGCGGGCCACGACATCTCCGCGGGTGGCATCCGACGGATCGAACAAGGCCTAACAACGCAACCACAAGCGCGCACGATTCGCGCGCTAGCGGCAGGCCTCGACCTCGACGAACAGACCGTACGCGAATGGGCCGGCCTCAACGGCACCCATCCCGTCTCGCCTGTCGTCGCCCAGGCCGTCACCCCCGCGGACGAGGAGGCGATTGCCCGCACGTTCGCCGAACAGGTAGCCGACCAGCTCCGCCCCTACATCGGAGCCCAAGCAGACAACCCGTTCCGGCCCCTGTTCGACACGTTGACCCCGGAGCAACGCGCCCAGTTCAGACGCGCACTCCAAGGGCTCATCGAAGACCTAGCCGGAAACGACCTGTAGATGCGGACCCCTACCCGTACCGAACATGTCGGCCATCGCCGCTGCTGCCAACCCCATCGTCTCGACCTGTTCGCGCATCAGGGCACGGGCAGCGGGCGACAGTGTGGCAAGCATGTTCGGGAGCCTTCTGGCAATCTCGTCCCCGGGGTCCAGGGGGGCGGGACTGGGATGGTAGGAGTCCGCGATCGCGTCGGCGTGGTCCAGTACCGCGCGGTACTGGTCGAACGCGTCGGTCAGACAGCGGATTTCACGCATGTGAAGGGTTCCTTCCCCGATCTCTCACGGAGAGCACCATGACACACACTGTGGCGAGGCCGCAACAGATAGTTGGCAGACTGGCAGGAGTGCCTTGGCAAGCGTGGTGGCTGCTGGTGGTGGTGGTGCTTTTCGCGTTGAACTGGGGGGGGTCGTCCCCGAGGTTGCGGCCGGTTTGCACGGAGGCTGCGACCGTCGAGTTTCAGGTTGATGGCAGAACTACTCTCGATTGCGGGTCGGTGGAGACCCCGAAGGGATACGACTGATGGTTGGTGTGATCGCGTTCCTGGCTGCTGGCGCGGCGTATCTGGTGGCGGACATGGTGGATGTGCGGCGCCCGTGGTTGTGGGCGATCGGCGTGTGGCTGGTCGTGGGTCTTGTCACCTACGAACTCACGGCATGACAGCGTGGACGATGTGGCTGTTCGTCGCAGCGGTAGCGGTGGCCACGGCAGTAGCAACGATCATCACTTTGTTGGTGGTCGCTGAGGCGTTGCGCGACGGGTTGCGTGTGGAGTGGTGGCGCACGTAGACTGGTAGTGCCCACTTTAACCGGGGCACCTTGACGACAACCCAGGCACACGCGAAAGGACCCCTCCACAAACGGAAGGGTCCTTTCGTATATGCGAGTGAGAGAAGGCGATCAGTCGACGTGCGCTTCCTGGCCGGCGACCTCGGCGAAGAACCCGAACGACCCCACCGTGTTCCCGTTCACGTCAACCGTCGGGCCAGTCGTGTTGTACTCGACCCGATCAGCGACGTACCGCAAGATGCGAGCCACCTCGGCGTTCCGCTTTGCCGTGTCGCCCGTCCAGTTGTCGGGATCCTCGGTGAACGCCTCGTTGTCGGTGTTGATAACCAACCTGAACTCAGCCATAGCGTTTGTCTCCTCGTTTGTTGGTGGTTGCGAGTGGGAGAAGGCGATCAGAAACCGTAACCCGCCAGATAACGGCGGCCCAGCTCCGAACAGTCGGCCAGGTCGACAGCGGGTGGGCGTCCGTTGCGCCGGTCGGCTCTGCCGGCGTAATAGGAGAGGGCGGTTTCGTCGCCGCGGTCGGGGTGGAGTGACCGCCACCATTTGTGGCAGCCGGCCATCGGGTCACAGCTCAACTCTGGTCCTCCTCGATGGTCACGTAGGTCACACACTGGTAGTCGTGGAGTTCGTCCCGCCACCGTTCCGCTTGCACTCTTGTCTTGCAACGGTAGGTGCGGGTGCTGGTGCCGTTCATGACTTGCATGGTCGCGGTCACAGTGAACGGGGTCACGACTCACCCCCACGGGGCGCACGTTTCGGCCACTCACGGGGGTTGATGCAGTGGTAGCAGGCAACTCCGCAGACGCCGTCATGACGCTTGTGGGGCCAGCACCAAGGGCATTCATCGGGGGCGCCGGTGTAGGCGGGGAAGTTCACGAGAACAGCCGCCGTGACGTCACCAGCTCGAACGCTGCAACCAGCGTAACGATCGCCGCGTCCCTGTCCGGGGCGTGGCACACGGGGGCGGACCACTGGTAGACGGGGAGAGTCCGCCAGTCGTCGCCGCCCTGGGCTATCAGACCGGCACGGGTGCCGTCGATCCTGATTCGCCAATGGTCACGGATGCCGTCGACAGGTTGTGAGGTGACGACGTGCCCGTGGACGATGGTTCGCATGGTTCCTCCTCTACGGTAGGCACCTGGGGAACGTGGGTTCCGTCAGGCACACAGGGTTGGTGCGTCGGCGGCGTGCGAGCCACCAGACGATGAGGGCGGGCAGGATCACGAACACGGCGTGATCTCCTCGCGCATGGCTCCTCCTCGGTTAGCGGCCATGCGCCACTGCACCGACACGACGGCCGGTACAGGGCGGTAGGCGCTAGCCGAACTCACGGGCCGACCTTGTCGCCCGTGTTGCTGTCGACGCACACGTACGCGTTCTTGTACATGCCGCACTCGACGTCAGGGAACTCGTAGATCGTCCATTCGCCTGCGTGGTAGTCGATTGAACACGAGTCCTCTTGGGGGCATACAGGCTCGTGTTCGCCGTCGGCGTCCGCTGGTAGGACCACTAGGCCGACAGTGAACCCTGCGCTGACAGTGACAGCTGCGAAGAGTGCGCCGGTCAGGAAGTCTTTCGTCGATGATTCGTTCACGGCTGACACTCCCCTGTGTGGAAACGGATCCGGTGACACACGGACTTGCGGTACGTGATCCGTGCGGGCCCCGGGGGGATGATCCGGGTGAGGATGGTGGCCCGGCAGCGTCCACGGGCCAGCCAACGCAACCACGTCGGGGCGGTCACGACCTGTCCTCCCACAGATGGGTGGAACACACGACACACGCACACCGCCCCAACACGGTGTGACGATCCTGCGGAGACCACCACCACGACCAGCAGGCAGACAGCCAACCGGCCAGGACAGGCAACACACGGTGATACGTCACACTCTTTCTCCTCTACTAGACGAACTTCCCCCAGCTCGAACAGCAGCAGCCCTAGCGTCCAGGCGTTCACGCAGCCACGGACGGAACGCGTGCCCGTAATCACGGTGCTCAGCCAACCGTCCACGCAGCTCGTAATACACGGAACCGTGACGGTGCGATCGCAGCCAGGTCACGACTCGGCGCTCCGCCGGTAGCAACGGCACTTGCACGACGAACACACGTGCACCCCAGCCACACGCACGTCATGTTGCGGGAACCAATGCCCACACTCACACAGGTCAAGCATCACACTCACCCCTTCACTGTGTCTCCTACCAGCAGAGTAGCACCACACTAGCAACAGTCAAGGAGAACATGCGAGCTGACCCACCACCACACCGCGTTAGTACGCGCGCGCGGCTCTACCTATGTATATCTATGTATCTAACTACATACCTACACACCACACACACCAAGGCTGGACACCACGCACCCACACACCACCACAACCAGACAAACTGTCAACAACACACAACAAACCTGCACAAATCGTCCAGTCTCCCTATCTTGTTCCGGGGGTCTGCCGACGGCCGGCCGGGGGGAGGGGACAGTGTTATTTGTGTTTTACGTGGGGTTTTGTCTGTTTTCTGTAGGTTTTTGCTTGGTTTTGTACGCGGGTGCTTGGTGGTTCTACCAGTGGGCGGGTGGGGGAGAGGGGACGAGGGCGCTAGTAAAGGAATCTGGCTGTCCTTTAGGTGCGTCGTTGCTTGTTGAAGCGTGTTTGTCCTCGTGTGCCGGGGGGTCGCGTGTGGTGACGGTGCGGGTTCACGTGTTGGGTCGCCACTGCGTGGCTCCAAACGGCCAGGACCTCGCTGCGCTCGCTGTTCCTTCTGGAAGGGAGCGTGACCGGTTACCCGGTGAAGTCTGTGAGACGGTTACGTCGTTTGGCGAAGACCTTAGCACGGCGGGTACCAGTGTTCGCAAACCGTGGTGCCACTTCTTCCGTCTGGTGCCAGTCTCCTGCTACAGTGTGAACCATGTCGGAGACCGTTCTCGACCCTGGCCTACCTCACGGCCGCTTGTGGGTGGCCCGGAAGGGATGCGCCTGCGACGAATGCGAGGCCCGCCTTGACGCCGAGGGCCTGGATTCGGCTGCCCGTATCCGCGTGGAGGTCGGCGACCAGCGCCGCAACGAACGCATCGAAGCCGGCCTGCCGTTGAAGCCCCGGCCGGTGTCGGTGAAGGTGTCGTTCCGTAAGGCCCGTGGCGGCCAGTGGGTGGTGTGCGGCCCGACGCACGAGGTGCAGGTCGGGACGTGCCATGCATGGAACATCACGACCGGGCAGGTACGCGAAGTGTACGTCTACAAGCTGGGCCGCCCGTTCGTTGAGGACGGTGTCGAGCAACGCTACGGGTACATCCGCCGATGAGCGACGACCAGGCGTTCGTGCAGTTGGCCCGTGTGGTCGCCGACCTTGAGGAACGGGTCCGCACCATCGAACAGTTCATCGCCGTACAAGACCCCTACGACCTCACTGTCCCCGACGCCCCAGTGGACGTGTACGACCCCGACGGCGACTACTCCTACAACGACGACTGATCTGTGCCCAAGGTCATCACCCCGCAGACGCGGGTCAAGTACGACTCGCTCCGACGGGCAGGTCACACCCGCCGTGAAGCTTGCAAACGGGCCGGGGTCTCGGAGTCGTGGGCGAAGAAACGGGACAAAGAACTCGAAGCCCGCGGCAAAGCCGAACCGCCCGACGCTGTCGCACCCAAGGTAATCAAGCTGCACCAGCAGGGGAGGGGTGCCCCCGAAGTAGCGGCAATGACCGGGCTCCCTGCCCACCGGGTCGCTGACATCATCAAGCATGGCGCCGGCTACGGGTCGGGGCAGCAGGGCCGCGACGAAGAGAACGCCGTCGGCCCGATCCCGTTGGACGAACTGTCCCCCGTAGCCCGTGACTGCCTGGGCGATTTCGAACGGTTCCGTGCCCGGTATCTGGGCAGTAAGTCCACCCCATGGCAGGTTGAGGCCGCGAACCGCGTGGTCGAATACTTGGAATCGCCGATCAAAGAGTACACAGTGGTCAACTGCCCGCAGGGTGGCGGCAAGACGCGTCTGTTCTCCCATGACATCCCCGCGTGGGTGACGGCCCGCCAGCGGAACATCCGTGGGATCTTCGGCAGCCTCGCACAGAACGTCAGCACTGGGCTGTGCGCCAACCTCCGCGACACGCTCGAACGCACCGTCCCCGCCCAGGGCCGTGCCGAGGACATCGAACGTGGCCTCGCCACGAACGCTGAGGCGACCCTTGCGGCCGAGTACGGGATGTTCAAACCCACCCAAGGTGGGGGCTTGTGGAGGAGGGATTCATTCATAGTCGAGCAGCACGGCGGTGTGTCCGTGGAGAAGGAACCCACCTGGGCGGCGTTCTCCCGTGAGGCGAAGTTCCTGGGTTGGCGTGTCGATTTCATGGTGTGGGACGACCTGGTCAACACCGACATGCTGCGCAACCAGGACCGGGTCGATGACCTGTACCGCTGGTGGGACGACGAAGCCCAATCCCGCCTCGACCCCGGAGGCCTTCTCCTGCTGGTGGGGCAGCGGTTGCGGGGGAACGACATCTACCGGTTCTGTCTCGACAAGAAGGTCGAGGTCGACGAGTTCGACGACTCCGACGACGCCGAACTCCGCCCCAAGTACCACCATGTCCTGTACAAGGCCCATTACGACGACCGCTGCGTCGGCGCCCACCGCAAGGATGCCCCGCCGTACCCGGATGGGTGCATGTTGGACCCGGCGCGTATCACGTGGCGGGACATCAAAGAGAAGCAGGCGGACGGCAACTACCAGGTCGTCTACCAGCAGGAAGACACGGACCCGTCCGAGGTCCTGGTGCAGAAGGAATGGGTGTACGGCGGCCTCGCTGCGGACCGGACCGAACACGCCGGCTGTTTCGACAAGGACCGTGGCGTGGGTGAGCTGCCCAAGTTGCCGTCGGGTGCGTTCGCTGTCCGTTACATGACTGTCGATCCGTCGCCGACGAAGTGGTGGTCGGTGCAGGACTGGCTTTACGTGCTCCCTCATGGCACCCCGGAACAACTCGGTGGCTACCGGTACCTGTTGAACCATGTGCGTAAGAAGATGGGGGCGAACGACTTCCTCGACTACGACCACGGCTCCGACGAGTACGTGGGCCTAGCGGAGCAGATCGTGTCGAACGCCCGCACGCAGGGTTGCCCGGTGCAGTTTCTCATCTTGGAGAAGAACGCCGCGCAGCGTTGGGCGATGCAGTACGACTTTTTCACCCGGTGGAAGCAAACCCGCCGTGTCCAAGTGATCCCGCACGAGACCACGTCGAACAAGTCGGACGCCGACCTCGGCGTGTGGGCGACCCTGCCGAACGTGTACAAGAACGGGCTGGTCAGGCTCCCGGGCCGGGACTCCGCCTGTAAAGCGATGTCGTATCCGCTTGTACGTGAGGTGACTACATACCCGAACGGGTCAACTGATGACTGTGTGATGTCCCAGTGGTTCGGTGAGTACAACTTGCAGCATCTCGTGACACGACGACATACTGGTGCTAGAGTATCGACCGACATCCCATCGTGGATGAAGGAACGGTAAAGCCGTGTGAAAACTGCTCAGGACATTGCCGATCTGTACCAGGCCCGGGTCTCACGTCTCGGGCCTCTCCACGCGCGCATGCGGGACGTGAGGGACACGTACAACGGTGACGTTGTCATTCCGCTCCCCGAGATCAGCAAACACGAGCAGTCCACCGTCGCTAACCTGACCCAGCAGGGGCTCGATCAGATCGCCCGGCGTGTCGCCTCCGTGCTCCCCAACCTCCACTACCCCCCGGTCCGGCTCGGTATCCAGAAGTCGCAGGACCTGGCGGACACGAGGCGGAAGGTGAACTATGGGTGGTGGGAACAAACCAACATCCGCAAGGTTCTCGCCCGCCGTGCCCGCTGGTTCCTGGGGTACGCTCAGGCGCCTGTCGTTATCCGCCCGAACCCGGGCTTGGAAATCCCTACGTGGGAACCCTGTTCGCCGTTGGACACGTTCCCGGCGCCGGTCAAACTCGACGGGGCCGAACCAGACGATCTGATTATCCGGCATAAGAAGACTCTGCGTTGGTTGCGTGACAACTATCCGGAGCAGGCGGAGGTCGTGCGGAAGCGGGAGGACCCGGACCCGGACGACGAGTTCGAGGTGTTGGAGTACATCGACCACGACGAGGTCGTGTTCTGTGTGCTCGGGCAGCCGGGGGCGTCGTGGTCCACACCGGACGAGTCGACGGTGTCGGTCATGTTGTACCGGCTCCCGAACCGTGCGGGCGTGTGTTGGGGTGTGAACCCGCAGCGTGTCACGTTGGATCGCCCGGTGGGCCAGTTCGACGGCATCTTGGGCATGTACCAGACGCAGGCCGCGTTGACGGCGATGGAGATCATCGCCGCGAGGAAGACGATTTTCCCTGATACGTGGCTCGTGAACCCGAACACGGGGCAGCAGCCGCACATTGTGCAGGAACCCGACTACGAGTCCGGCACGCCGGGCATTGTGGTGAACGGCACGATCGACCGGCAGCAGATTCCCCCGAACTTCTCGGCCGGCCAGTTGGCCCAGCGCCTTGAGGGGGCGCAGCGGGACACGGCTGGTTTGCCCCCGGAGTTGGGTGGCATGTCCCAGTCGAACGTCCGCACGGCCCGCAGGGGGTCGCAGGTGTTGGGTGCGTCGATCGATTTCACGATCGCTGAGGCCCAGGACGCTTTCGCCGAGTCGTTGCACGCGGAGAACGTGCGGGCTATAGCGATCGACAAGGCGTACTTCAACACCTCGAAGAGTTTCTACGTCTCCCAGAAGGGCAGCAGCGGGGACGTCGAGTACAAGCCCAGTGCGGCGTTCGAAAACGACCGGCACGTCGTCTCCTACCCGCTCGCCGGCACCGACCTGTCCGACCTTGTCATCAACGGTGGGCAGCGTGTCGGTATGGGGACCATGTCGAAGCGGTCGTTTATGGAGATCGACCCGATCGTCAACGACGCCGACGCCGAAGAGCAGCGCATCAAGTTCGAGTCGATGGAACAAGCGTTCTTCGCCGCCGTCCAGCAGGAAGCCGCCGTGCCCGAGGGGCCGTGGCAGGCACCCGACCTGGCCCGGCTGGCGAAGCTGATGTTCACGGACGAACTGCCGTGGTATCAGGCGGTCGAGAAGTTGCAGGCGGAAAAGCAGAAGGAACAGGCCGCGGGTGCGCCGGCTGGTGCCCCGGAGACGATGCCTGGCCTTGCGATGCCCGGGCAGGGGGCTGAGGTCCCGGCGATTGAGGAGCCGACGGCGTCGATGGGCAATTTGACGCAGATGTTGTCTCAGTTGGGGACGGCTGACATGGCGATGAAGTCGCGATGACTCCGGATGAGGCTTTCGGGTTCCGTCGCCGCACCCAAGACACCCTGTGCGGGGCGCTGGTCGATGTGGTGAACGGGAACCATTGGCGTTGCGTTTGCTCGGCAGGGCACGTAGGGCCACATGAGACACGTAACGGCAACTGGTACACCTGAAAGGACACGTTATGCCCCCCAAGTACACTCGTAAGGCCGGTGGCGCCCGCAAGACGCTGAGGACCACCGGTAAGACCATCCGGTCTACTGGCAAGTCTGCCAGTTCGAACCGGAACCCGACACCCGGTGTCTCCCGAGGCATCACCCGCAGGGCATCCGCCCGCAAGTCCGGTCTCCCCTCGGCTGTCTACAAGAAGCGCAAGTAGCCCGGGTTGCCGGACGAGAAACCGAAACCGGTCAAACGTTCCAAGAAGAAGAAGGCACCAGTGAAGAAGCGGCCAGCCAAGTGATGACGACCTGCTCCCACTGCGGGCGTCTCCGCAGGGGCACCGACCTCGCCGCCGCCGCTAACCGTTTCTGGTGCCACGGCATGTTCGACGACGAACCCACCTGCTACCAGACCGTGATCCTAGGGGGTGAACCCGATGGCAGACACGACACAACCAGCAGTCTCACAGCGGAGTGTTGACGCCCGTGCGGCTGACAACTCGTACGGCGACGGCGTGAACCGTAAGGCTGTCCAGCAGGCCACCCCCGGTTCCCCCTCGGCACCCACGAGCCGGCCCCCGTCGGGTGGCCCGCAGCGCGCCCCCGCGATGCCCGGTGAACTGCCCGGGTTGGATGCCCCGTCGATGCGTCCGGATGAGCCGTTGCAGGCCGGTATGCCGATGGGTCCCGGACCGGGCCCGGAGGTGTTGGGGGGCGGCGTGTCACCGCAGACCGACCCCCAGTTGTGGGAGCTGCGTGCCCTGGCGGAGCGGTTCAATTCGCCTGTCCTGTTGCGGATGATCGCCCTCGCTGAGAGCGAACTCTAAGTGGTCTTGAAGGACATTTTCGCAGAACTGAACGCGATCCGGCAGTGGCAGTCCCGTGCCGCGGATGCACGTTCGCAGGCCGCCCAGTGGAAACCGGAGCAGGTCCGGAACATGGAGATGGCGTCGGAGCTGTACCCGAATATCCGTCCGGGTGCACTGTTGGCGTTGGCGAAGGGGAACTACAGCCCGGATCATCCGCTGGTCGCTCAGGTGGCGGAACTCTCCGCGAAGCTTGATCTGCGGGACCACCCGTTTGGGGCGGAGTACGGGACAGCGGGAACGACCCCGGGGATGCAACGTGCCCGCGGTCAGGCCCAACCGCTGATCGGCCGCGAACGTGAGATGTACGCCAAGGACATGCAGGAGTTGGCGCGTCCGCGGGGCCGTGAACGCGAACAGCTCCCGTATTCGGAGGACATTGTTACGCGGGCGCAGGCGCGTGGGGTCCTGACCGATGAGGGTTTGCGGTTGCCGGTGGACCGCAAGTTCGACCGTGATAAGGGCGAGTACACGTTTGACACGGAGTACGAGGAGGAGTCGTACAACCTGTTTTTCGATGTGGCTAAGGCGGTCGCTGAGGCGCAGGGCAACGATGACCCGTTGCCGTTCGTGCGCCCGGACGGGTCGGAGGGCATTTTCTACCCGAAGACGGGCCGGATCGGTACGACCGAGTCGGCTGATGTGGCGGATATTGCGGTCGATGTCCCGGGCGGGATCGACGAGTTGTTGTCGAACGCGAAGTCGAGGGTGTCCGAGTGGGCACGCAACACGAGCGTTCCGACTCTACCGGGGACGAACGACCCGTCGCTGCCCGGCAACTCGCGCACTTCTGGTCTCGCATCCACGCCGACGGACGTGATGCGCCAGGGGTTCCAGACCCTTGACGCTCCGGTGCAGGAAATTCAGGGGCAGGTCCGCAACTTGTACGCCGCGGCGCACGGCCGTGACGTCGACTGGGGCGAACCCCAATCCGACCTCCTCATCAACGCTACGACGCAGGGTGGACTGGACTCGGGCTCCGGGTTTTTCACCGACCCTGAGTCCGAGTTGGCGAACGAACGTCGCCGCCGCGAAGCCGAACGGGGCCAGATCGGCGGGCATAACGTCACTCTTGGGCGTTGGGTTGTTGATGGCCTGACGCCGTTCGACCCGGACACGAAGCCGTACCAAATCCTGTCGGGGCTCGTGGACCTGTCGGTGCAGGCCGCGGACCCGTCGGCGTTCGCTCTCGGACAGGCAGGCAAGGCACGGCAAGCGTCCCGTCTGTTCGCCGCGGCGGACCCGGTCGACGCTGCCGGCGGTGTCCGTGGTCTCCGGTCGATCGTGCGTCCCGAGTCGGCGCAAAGGTGGTTGGACTCCGACGCCGGCATCACGTCTATCAACAACCTGGCTGGGATGTCGTCGCCTACGGAGATTTGGCGGGCGATGAACCATAAGGTCCCGATGCGGGTCGCTACCCAGTTGGCGGACGCTCCCGATCCGGCGACGGTCAGGCAGGTTCTTGAACCCCAGTTGGGGACGTCGATCCGTGAGGTGTCGACGGCGACGGTCGGTACCCGGTTTGGTACTGGCCGCCCGACGGTGGACCCCCGGAAGGTTATGCCGATCCGCGGGAAGATCGACGCTCACGACAAGGACATGGTGGCGTTCGAACTTGAGTCGACGCTCCACAACTTTGGGGCGACCCTTGAGCATTCGGCGCCGTTGATCGACAACGTCGCCCGGGCCGAGACGCCGATCCAGTTGAACGCTGCGATCCGTCGTGCGATGGACGACGCCAACGGGATTTTGGCTTCTAAGGGCGTCGAGGACGATGCCCTGCGGTCTCGTCTCACAAGGATGCACGCGGACACGCACGAGGCCACACAGGCCGTGCAGAGGGCAGCCCTAACAAACCAGGGTCCGTCGAACGCGCCGATCATGGTGAACGGGGCCGTCGAAGACGTGTTGGACCCGGTGCTTATCAACGAGCTGGCACCGAAGCACCTGTCGTTGGGCGCTGACCCGCGGGACGTCCGTCGGGTTACGTCCCGGTATTCGAACCTGTTCACAAAGGGCGGACTGTTCTCCACCAACACGGCCGACCCGCGGATGGGCACCTCGGTTTTGGAGGCGATCCAGAACGAGGTGTGGAAGCCGTTGCAGTTGATGCGGGCGGCGTGGACAATCCGTGTCGTCGGCGAAGAACAGTTGCGGATGGCCGCCGCGGGCTACGACTCGATGTTCAAACATCCTCTGTCGTTCATCGCGTGGCGCACCGGCCGCAAAGGCAACACCGACCTTTCTGGCGATCTGATGGAGGAAGCGAACCAGTTCCAGGGTGCTTTGTCGCGGTCGCATGGGGCGTGGGTTGACCGGGGGATCATGCCCACTGGGGTGAAGACGACGTACACGAAGGCCGATTTGGCGGCCCGTGACAAGTTCGCCCCGGCGTGGGGTAGCGAACTGTTGCGTTTGCACGGTGACCCGGTGGCCCGCCAGGTCGCGAACTCGGGGTCGTTTGATGAGGCGGTCGAGTGGTTCACGAGGGGGCCGGGCAACAAGTTCCGTGCCGATCTGGCTGAGGCGTTCCCGGGCAAGTTCGACAGCTTGGATCAGGCGAAGGGTTACCTGACGAACGTCCAGAACCGTATCCATTACGCGACGTCGGGCGATTCGGCGCTGTTGGATGCGGTGAGGACTGGGAAGGTCGACGGGGAGAGTCTGCTTGCGGGCACCCAGTTGAACCGGAACGTGGTCCCGAGTCTTGAGTCGAGGGTCGATGACCTTGGCCCGGATGAGGTGATCGGCGAAGAGGTCCGGTCGATCCCGACTGGTGCTGGTGGCCGTGCCGCCCAGTGGTGGCAGGACAAGGCCGTGGATGGCCTGTTCGGCGTCCTGATGACGAACAGGACCAACAACCTGTCCCGGTCCCCGGTGTTCAAACAGGCGTTTTGGAACGAGGGCGAACGGTTGATCCCGGCGATGTCGCCCGAGTCGAAGGCCACGGTTGTGGCGCAGGCACGGGAAGCCAATCTTGGCTCCCGTGCCATACGTCGGATGGAACGTACCCCGGCGAACGGCACCTTGACGGTGGACGAAGCTGACTTCCTGGCGAAAGGTTACGCCCTCGACCAGACAAAGGAACTGCTGTACGACCTGTCCCGCCGTGGCCGATTCATGGACGCCGCCCGTCTCGTGTTCCCGTTCGGTGAAGCATGGTCCGAGGTCATCACCCGCTGGGTAGGCCGCGACGGACTCATCGCCCGCAACCCCAAGGTTGTCCGACGGGTCCAGCAAGGCATCCAAGGTGCCCGAGGTGAGGACTTCGGAGAGGTCATGGGTTCCCCCGAAGGCGAAGGGTTCTTCTGGAAAAACGAGTTCGGCGAAGAAGTGTTCACCTACCCCGGGTCGGCGCTTCTCACCGACAAGCTCCTCGGCGTCCCGATCCCGTTGACCGGGCGCGTCGAGGGGCTGTCCATGTTCGGCACCGTCGTGCCGGGTATCGGACCTGCGGTGCAGATACCGGTCGGCTGGTTCCTTGAATCGAAGCCTGGCCCGCAGGCGTTCAAAGAGTTCCTGTCCACGCTGGAGACAGCGTCGGTCCCCGAAGAAATCCCGCTGGTCGGCGGGTCCACCGTCCGCGACCAACTGCTTCCGTTCGGGTCGCCGGGTGCGGTCGACCAGGGCGACGTGTCCGACGTACGCAACTTCGTGCCGACGTGGATGCGGACCGCAGTCGATTTCGTCACAGGCGGCGACGGGAACGAACACGCTTACGCCACCGCTGTCATGTCCGTCGCGGGCTACCTGCGGACCACAGGCGAGTACGGGACCACAAGGGCCGAAACGAACCGCCTGATGGAAGACGCCCGCAACAAGGCCCGTGCGTTCTACTTCCTCAAGGCCGTCGCCCAAGGCACCCTGCCGTCATCGCCTGCTGAGGACTGGATGGTTGTCACCAAAGACGACAAGACAGTCCGGCTCCGTGCGTTGGCGGAAGAGTACCGGAAGATGCAAGAGGAGAACTATGAGGGCGCCGACCGCGAGTTCCTGAACATGTACGGCGAAGACGTCCTCGCCGCGATCCAACCCAAATCGGCGGGGATCGAATACTCGGTGCCTGTCACCCGTGAAGCCGCAGCGTGGGTCACCGCCAACCCCGAGGTCGACGACGCTCTCCCGCACACGTACGGGTTCTTTGCCCCCCAGTCCGACGACGACGAGTTCGACTATTCGCTGTACGCCCGCCAGTTCGACGAAGGCGAACGTAAGCAGCTCACGCTTGAAGAGTGGACGAACTTGATGAACACGGTCAAGGGCGACATGCAAATGGAAGACGCCCAACGGACCGTTGACATGGACCCGGGCGACCCGGAAGAAGACCGGTTGTGGCTCGCTGACGTCCAGTCGTGGGTTGCGAGCGAGTACGCCGGTTGGGGTGACAAGGCCGGAATCCCGGGCCGCCCCGAAACACACATTCTTATCCGGGAACTGTACGACGCTCTCGATGTCGAAGCGGTCCGCAACACGGACGCCGGGCGGGGGCTCGCCGCGTATCTGGAAGCCCGCGACGAGGTCGTGGCCGATGCTAGGGCCAACGGGCATTTCCGTGCCGACGGGACTCTGTC